TTAATTGATCAGCTAAGTCTATGATAATCAATTTTTCCTTATTCTCATGCTTACGTAAACCGCGACCAATGCTTTGTACAATACGAATAAAACTTTTACCCCCTGCAGCAAAGATGATTAAGTGTATATTCTTGATATTGACACCAGTAGAAAAGATAGAAGAGATGGCTACACAAACAACATTGTTTTCTGTTTCCATAATGTGTTTAATCTTATCGCGATCTTCTACTTCTACTTCACCTCTAATGAAGTATACTTTCTTATCAGTTAATTGAGATAAAGTAGCCTCTAAAATTTCACCATGATCAATATGATTAACCATAATCAAAACATTATTTTTAAAATTACCACATATGGTTTTAATAGTATTGTTTCGATAAAGATTTGATTTTATGAAATCATTTTCAGCTGCGTATTCTTCTGTTGCAAATTGTTTATCTTGAATCTTTTCTGGTTTTGTTTTGTAATTTAATTCAAAGACTTTTACTTCAACATTGGTTAGATAATTTTCTAATCTTAATTCATGAGAATTCTTTGTAATTAAAACCGGTCCTATTTTTCCTATGATATTCCAAGAATCAATTTTTGATTCAGGCAACGTTCCCGTGAATCCAAATTTGCAATTGGTTTGAATCTTTTGTAAGATTTTTGTTAACTTAGTGTCTTTACCCGCCTTATGAACTTCATCAATAATTACCATGTCAACATATTGTATCCAATCACTGTCCTCAAAACGGCTTTGAATAATACCAGTATTAGCAATTACAACATCTGCTGTTGAGTCTAATTCTATAGAACCGGTCCACTTAGACATAGAAAATGTGACACCATATTCTTTAAAATCTGAATAGGTTTGATTTACTAGACCAAGATCGGGTACAATGATTAAACATTTAAAAGAAGGATGCCAACAAGATTGTACTAAGGTTGCCATGGTCAATGTCTTACCAGCTCCGGTACCTAGTACAGCCACACCCCTACCTTTTTCTAAACACAACTTTACGGTATCTTCTTGATAGTCTCTTAATGGAAATTTTTCAAAATAATCATTTTTAAATTGATATACAATATTAGGAGATAAAGCATCTTTAGCTGCTTTTGTTAAATGAATCTCAGAAGAAAAATTACTCTTGAAAAGAAATTGTTTTATTTCATTGATTAAGCCAATATCAAATAATCCAGTAGGTGTTATTGAATAAAGTCTTTTTGGCATGAAGCGATTAAACCTCATGAATTTTGCCGCAGGATTTTCTACTGAGAAATGTTCTCTAATTAAATCAAAGTGATCTCCAGAGATAATACCTTTCTTCTTTTTGACATTATAATCAATTTCTATCATTGTTGTTCTAACTTAAGGATTTCAATGACATTCTTGATATCATAGGTCATGGAATTGAAATTCTTTTCGACCTTTTCTAAAAGTTCTACTACGTACTCTAGTTCTTTAATTTTCTTATTTAAAAGAGCTACTTCTTGAAAATCATCAATTCTTTTTTCAGCTGTGATTTTTGAGATAGCTACAGGAGCATCTGTTATAACTCTTTCCATTAATCCTTTCTTGAGTTCATCCTTTTGTCTTTGTAATGAATTGATTTCAATCTTATGTTTAATTAAACGACCTACCCAAAAATGTTTCTTAGAAGGTAGCCTTAATTGAACATCTCTAATATTCATTTCATCAAGTACTAGATCTGCTTCAATTTCTTTAATGTAACGATCTAACAACTCCATTGAATAATGATAAATAAAATTTAATAATGTCAAGGTCCTTTGAAGAACTATATCATCAATTAATAGAAATGATGTCAGCTGATGTCCTGGGACCCGGTTCTGAGACAAACATGGGTGGCGCTGTGGGTAATAAAGATTTTTATAATCCCGGCAGTACAGTAATAGCTAAGCCATTAGGCGCGCGTAAAAGGCGCAAAACGCGATTCCAGAGAAGAAACCTCAAAAGGACCTTATAATGGATATTGGACACTGGGAAAGTACTGTTCCGTTTGTTTCTGCCTATGGTTTTGTATATCTAATAACCAACACAGTCTCTAATAAGAAATATATTGGTAAAAAACAAATGCAGACTGTTAAAAAATTAAAACCATTGAAAGGTAAAAAGAATAAAAGACATTTTATTATCGAAACAGATTGGAAAGAATATATGTCTTCATCTAATGAACTTTTAAGTGATATAGAAAAATTTGGTAAAGATAAATTTAAATTTGAGATAATTCGGTTCTGTGATAGTAAAAGTGAATTAGCTTATTACGAAGCCAAAGAACAATTTGACAGAGAAGTCCTCATGAGTGATGAATATTATAATGGTATCATTAACCTGAGAATTGGTAAAATTAAAAGAAAAGTTTAAAATACCGGGTTGATAATTAGACTCATGATCTAACTATAATAGAGGTTCGATGATAGAGAGTGTAACATATAGTGAATATAATATTAAAATATATAACTTAATTAATATTATTAATATTGCTGAACTTGATATATTTAAATATTTCCATAATAACAATATTATTATTAATTTTAAATCTCGTGACTGTAAACGATTAATTACACATTTTATTATTAATAAAATTTTACAATATATTAAAAATCCACAGTCTGAGAAAATTGTATTAAATTATAATAATTTACAATTACAGATTTTAGATAGTTGCCATTTAAATGATATAGATATTATAATTAATAAGGTATTACGAAAATTCAAAATTTGTTATATTAACTATAATAATATTAATAATCTTGAGACTACTGATCTTTTAGATATTAAACGTAATTTGCAACGATGTAATATCACTTCTAATAAAATTTATAACATTAAAAAATTTTTAAAAGAAGGTGGATTTTATCACTTATCAAAATCTCTAGATAATGATCAACAATTGAGAATGACATTATCATAAATAAACTTCATGAAATTTACACAGCTAGTAAATGAAAAATTAAAGCTTTATGGTGAGGCTGGATTGCCCATGCCACAACCTGGGTCACAACCCGGACCACAACCCATGCAACAACCAATTCCACAACCAGATGCAGCTTTACCTGCTCCGGCAGAACCAAAACCGGCTACAATCGATGAAATAGATGCTCTTAAGCAAGATACCGATTCTAAGGTTTCCGCTTTAATTAAAAAATCAATTGATACTATTGCAAACATTGTTACTGTTTTAAGACAGACTTTTGCTAGTGAATTGAATTCAACTAAAGGCGGTATACTAGGTGACAAATTACAAGAAATTATTGATATCGCTGGTACAGTTGATACTGAATCAGCTACATTAGAAAAATTAAATGAAATTCAAAGCAAAGTAAAAGATCTTTTACCCGGAGGTGAAGTTTAATATGCCTTATAAAATTAAAAAACAAGGATCAGGATATTTTGTTGTTAATACAAAAACAGGTAAAAAGAAAAACCTTAAGGCACATAAAACTAAAACAAAAGCTCAAAAACATTTAACAGCACTTAATATTAATGTCAGAGAATCATTTGATTCATTATGTAATGATTTATTAAAGGCTTATTTGTTCGAAACACCTACACCGGGGTTATCGGGCGGATCATTAGATTTAGATAACAATGATGAACACAAAGCAGCTGCAGCTGAAATGCTTAAACAAGATCCTGAGCTTCAGAATGAACTTGGTAAATTTAATCAAATGAAAAAAGTTGTTGATGTGAATACATGGAAAACACTAAAACCTGAAGATCAAGAAAAGATTATCAAAGTAGCAAAAGAAAGAATACAACAAGGGCAAAAAAATAATGCCGCAAGCAATATTGCCCCGGCATTACCTCCTACAAATATTACTAGTACAGGTGGTACCAGTAATGCTGCTTAACGGGTTTGAGAGAATTCAACAAACTTATAGAATTCAGCTCGAGCATTGTTTCCATTGTCCATATAAGCACCAGACATCTTTGCTGTTCTCATAGTAGAATCATGTTTAATGCCTCTATTTGAACAACAGGTATGTTTACATTCAATTAATACTGAAACACCTTTATTACCTTCACAGATTGAATTAACATAGTCATGAATTTGAGAAGTTAATCCTTCTTGAATCTGTGGTCGCCTAGAGAACCAATCAACAATACGATTTAATTTTGATAATCCAATAACTTTACCTTCTGGTGATGGAATATAAGCAACATGAGCTACACCAGTAAATGCTGCGTGATGGTGCGAACATAGAGAAGTTACTTTAATATTGTTTTGACAAACCATACCATCATATCCATCTTCATTATCAAATGCAGTGATATTTGGTGCTTCGTTATAACAGCCAGAAATAAGATCATTAACAAATGCTTTAGCTACACGTCTAGGTGTATCTGCACTATTAGTATCTGCTTTCCAATCAAATTGCAAAGCATCTAAGAATTGTGCATAGGCTGCAGCTGCTTTCTCAATAATATTTTTCTTATCCGATTCATCTAATGGAAGATTACCATTAGCTCTTGTCAATAATTTATTACCTAGTTTAGACATTAAACCATTATAAAATGGTTTCGTTTGATTTCAATATTTTATAAGATAATTCACTGTGACGTATGGTTGCATATTGTTGTGTGGCTCGTTGTTACCCGCAACGGAAGTAACACCTCCCGCTGGTTCAGTTTGTCCTACGTAAGCCGAGACATCTTGAGAAAAAGAAACATTATCATCTTTGGATTGTTCGATAGCTTTAGCAGCCTTATCACCGGGTGCGAAGGCTATTACGGAAGAACCCCTCGATGTCAAAAAATCAGTTTGTTTATACATGTCGATATATGCATAATTAAGATGTGCAATATTAAAATATTGATGGGTATGATTATTGTTGTGAGAATGTGCTGGTAATTCATTGGTATTTAATCTGTGATAAAAATCACCATTAGAATTAGCATTACTACCTAAAATGATAGTTTTATCCTCTTTCCAGTTACCAAAAAGAGGTTTCAATGGCGAAGTTCCATTGCAATACCCCACTATTACTCTACCCCTTAAGTCTGGTAATGTAAATGTGTCAGAACCGGTATTACCATATAAGCTTCCTATTACACCATATAATTTTTTATATTTAACTCTAGATACTTTACTACCATTACATAACAACCACCCAGGTATACTATCTAAATTTTTAACTTCTCCTGTATAAGATTTAATAGAACCAACAGGCATGATTTCATCAAGTGATTCTTTAATTTCATTTTTTATATACTTCATTAAATCATCTAACGGAGAGTATCTTGTCTCAATTTTTTTATCTATTGGATTATTTTGATTTACAACGAAACGTTCGTCCCCGTTTAAAGCAAAAGCTCTCTTTAACCCAGATATTGGTAATTGATTTTCCATATCAATATTTAATTAAAAAATTTGTTGATATGAAAGGTTGAATATTATCATGAAATGCATCCCCACCCGTTTTATCTTTAGAGAATGAGGTTTTCATGTTATTGTTAAATGCTTGGTTTATTATCGGAGGCTTCTTTTTTCTATTTTTTATTTCTTCGATAAATTCCTTTTTGTATGTTAAAATTGTTCGAACAGGATTTTTTGATATATAATTATTCACAGCCTTGGCCCAATCACTATTATATGACTTATAATTTAATCTATTGTATACTATAGTATCGTATGAATTACTAATGATAACTGCTTGATAATCAAAATAAAATAACGCACGGTCTATGTTATAATTTAATGGACCTATGGCATATATATTTATCCAATTCTCAGAAGGTGTATTAACCCACCTACCTTTTACGTTAATAATATATTCCCCACCACCGCGAAACGCACCAAAACCGCCACCCGAACGTCGCGTAAAATCAGCCATATTAGCGTAATTAAAAATTTTGTGTGTATGTGGTGACACATAGTGTATATGATTTTGAATATGTTCATTTTTTAATTGATATGAATATACCCCCCTATCAGGATAATTTGCGTTGTTACCTTCCCCAAGATAAATTTTATTACCGCTTATCCAATTTCCGAAATCTGGTTCGTACGATTCTTCAGTATGTGAATATCCCATTTCAATTCGTCCTTTTAGATCAGGCAATGAAAATAAATCTTTGGTTGAAGGACCGTAGGTATCACCTAATAAATTCCATAAAGATTCATAATCTGCTTTTCTAACTTGCTGCCCATTACACAAAAGCCAACCCTTAATTGATTCTTGACCTAAAACTTCACCCGCATACGGAATGATAGTACCTACTTCTATAAAGCCAATTAATTCTTTTTTAGCTTCTTCTTTAGCAAATTCTACTAATACAGACAATGGTAAAGATTTGGTTTCAAAAACACCATTATCATTTCGCTGATTTATTAAAAATGATACAGGACTAGCTGAAAGACTATATGACTTGTCAAGTTCAGAAATTTTAACAGGAATATCAGCCATCACACATATTTAATAAAAATCATAAATATAAACATGAAGCGTTTTAATAAGGTTATTGAGAATAGTCTTAAAGATAGTCAATTAGTTAGAGTAAAGCTAAAAGTAGATCCCGCCAATTGTTCCTCTGGTGAAATATTAAAATATAATGGATATGAAGGTTATATTTTAGCTGAAAAAGAATCATCTTATTCGGTTTATGTAGAAGACTTGGGTTTAGTAGCAGAATTGCCCAAAACTATTGTAGCAATTCAAGACACATTAAATCCTATAGAAAAATTAAAAATTAATGCATTACAATTTTTAATTAATAAAGGATTAGCAGATGAAATTTTATTAAAGTCCATCTATATGGCATCTACACCAGAATATATTGATGCATTTTTAAGAGAAAAAGGAATGTCTGATTTTGATATTCTATCTGTATACAGAAACTCTTTATTTTGTTAATATTTTATAATATAATTAACAGCTAAGTAAGGTTGTATATTATTATGTGGCATATTACCGCCGGTATTTTGAATATCGGCTTTACTAGAAGTAGTATCCAAATCATAAGCGGGATTGCGGGTACCATCTTGAATTTTTTTAATTTCTTTCATGATATCCCATGGACTTGCAGACGGGAAATCTTCATCCCAGTCAAAACGCCTTTGATAAGGCATTAAATAGGATTCAAAGCTTTTGTGTTTATGTCCCGCATCAGCGTGTTTGTGCGCAGCTAATTCATCGACTGTTAATTGATGTTTATATTCACCACCGGTATCAGCTAGGTTAACCTCAGCCGTTGGTTCACCTAATGTAATTGGTTCATTATTAATACCGCAATATCCTAAAGGTATTTTTCCAACAAAATTGGGCAAAGGGAATGTTTCTGCATTAACAGGACCATATAATCCCCTTATTACTTCATATAATTTTTTATATTTTACTCTGGAAACATACTGACCATTACATAATAACCATCCATTTAATTTATCATATTGTGTTATATCACCTGCATACATCTTAATTGATCCTACTGGCACAAACTTATTCATTAATGCCTCTAGAGCATCAGCTAAATATTTTGTAATATCTTCTGCAGTTGTATATCTTGTTTCTAATACCTTAGTTTTTCTATGTTTTTGATTAACAACAAAGACATCATCATTTGCAATAGAAAAAGCTTTTTGCAATTCCGATATTTTTATCATATTATCCATAGATTATCTTTATTTAAGGATTATGATATTTTTAATGAGTACATATGTTTCTACTAAAATTATTGAACTCGGATCCTGTGCATTTAGACAATGGCGAGCAACACACTCTAGATGTAGCTACATCCATGGATATCAATTAAAGGCTAAATTTTGGTTTGGTTGCTCGGAATTAGATGAACGTAATTGGGCTGTTGATTTCGGGGGGTTAAAAGAGTTAAAAGCTAAGTTACAACAGCAATTTGATCATACTTTATGTATTGCGGCAGATGATCCCCAATTACCGTTATTTCAACAATTACATGATGCAAAAGCATGTGATTTGAGAGTTATGGAAAAAGGTGTAGGAATTGAGAGAACGGCGGAGTTTTGTTTTAATCTTGCCTCAGAGCATATTAAAGAATTAACTAAAGGTAGATGCTGGGTAGAAAAGGTAGAGGTATGGGAACATGATCTTAATTCAGCTACTTATGAAGGTAAAAGCTTAACCGAAGCTGTTGTGCAAGCAGCACCTGCTCCGGGTCGTGGTGCAGCAGTTGGTAATCAGGTAACGACTGGATTGGGTGGATTATTTAAAGGAACCAGCTGGGGATGATAAAAAGAGAAAGAGATCCTAATCTAGTAGGACTTGAAAGTAATATCTTTTCAAAGATGAATGAAATTTTAGGTCCCGATATTAAACAATCGGGGCCTAAAACAGATGTAAAATTTGTTTCTTTTGAAGATGCTTTAAAAGAATTATTAGAATTTGAAAAGTCTAATGTTGTACAGACTCTAACTTCTTCACAATAAATTTAAGAATCTGAGATCTTACTACTTCGTTTTCAGTGAAAAGAAAGGCATGAATTCCTTGATTTTCACTTTCTTCGTTATTAAAGGCATGTCTGATTTTAGAAAATCCAGATTTATTTCCAATATCCGCTTGGAAAGAATCTCCAATAATAATATATTTAGAATTTTCACCGAAACGGGTTAAAATGGTAGTCAATTCAGCAGCGTTCATGTTCTGTGCTTCATCTACAATTACCACAGAATCTCTAAATGTTAATCCTCTGACGAAGTTAACAGGCATACATTTTACGAAATTATCTCTCATAAGGTCACCGCCTATTTTAGGACCAACTAATTCGTCTAGTTTTTCCATTAGAGGTAATGACCATGGTTGAAACTTTTCTTGTAATTCACCCGGTAATGAACCCATGCTCTTGGATGCACTCTCTACAATACTTCTAATATAGATTATATTATTAATAGATTTTGTTTTGAGCATTTGCAATCCCGCTAATACAGCTAAGTAGGTTTTAGCAGTTCCTGCTGGACCATCGACAAACACCATTTTTGTTTGATCATACATTAGCATTTCAATGAATGAATTATGTACATCATTCAATTTAAACTTGTTTTGTATTTTAAAATTACAAAACCAATCTTTTCGTTTGCTAATTTCAAGGTTATGAAGAAGTACATCTGCATCTAATCGAAGATCCTCTTCTTCTTGCATCCGTTTTCTGGTTTTCTTGGCCATTAAACTTATTTATGGGTGATTTGCATACATGCCCACGTTATTATAAAACATGGAAAATTTAGATAATGAAACAATGTTTATCTCTGATGATAAACTCTTTTATACGTTAGAAGGCGAGGGTAAGTATGTTGGAATGCCTTCTGTCTTCATGAGACTATCAATGTGTAATCTTACCTGTAAAGGATTTGCCTCGCCAGATTCACCACATGGTTGTGATTCATTTATTTCTTGGTCGAT